CTCAAAATTGTTAACACCACCAACATTGGTATGATACATGGATTCCGCATAATTTTTATTCAATCTATGTGCCAATAAATACAATTCTAATGAGCCACCATTCTCAACAATTTGTCTACTAGTGTTATAAGATTCTTTAACCATCCTGAAAAAAGAATCTGTAGACACCGGTGCAACAGATGAAAGAGCGAATTTGAATAATGTTGGAAATAATGTCAAGTTGGACCCAAACATAGAATTGAATTCATAGATTAGAGGTGTTATGGAACTCTTTGATTTAGAAGTCCATGTGTTAAATAATCTTTCAGTTATCTCCTGAGCTTGTATGAACAAAGATATTCTTTTCTTAACATTAAATTTATTATCCATTGGTAATGCTTGAGCAGTATATGAATCATCCGAAGATATGATATCTCGCCAGTCCCCTAATGAGATTTTATTCTTCCTACACAGTCTTGTGTAGACTTCATCTCTAAAACTTATCATACATAAATGCAGATATGATGATGTATAATGTAATATCCCTTGTCCCATATTTGATTCATTCAAGAAAAAGAGTTTTTTATCATTTAAGAATTTTACTTTTAATTTTTGCAATAGGTCGTCAGTATGTATTATCTTATTGTCTGGATCATTACACCACACTTTAATCAATTTTTCTGGTATTAAACATTTCTTATTACTGTGGGACATGAGAGTTAATAGAATAAATCTATACAAAGAAGGATAGTATTGTCTGAAGGGTGTGAACATATATAGAAATTGTATGGGCATAAAGGAAGGGCCCCATCGTGTTTTATCAAAGTTATAATTTAAAGTTAAGCGACTGTCTTTACTCCTTTTAAGATCTCTTATCATATCCCTCATAACAGAAAATTTAATGTCACCATGTGTTAACATTTCTCTATTGTCATCTTTACAAATGAGTCTCGAGAAACTCTCCAAAATATTGATTGTTATTCTTTTCTCTATAGGTAATATTAATATTTCTCTTATACCACCTATCTGGTTTTTCTTGAAAACCTGAAAATATAAATCATTCAGTATTGTCTCATTTATTATATTGTATGATGATGTGTGACCTTTCTTTAGTAATTCAATCACACCTTCGATGCATCTTCTCCTTGGATTTTGTGTTGGGACATCCACTGTTGAGCCCATCTCTTCTTCAGATAACTCTATCAAATCTCTTTCCAACATATCAGAATGTTTAATAATTGTTCTCTCTCTTCTATCTTGAATATCCACTCTTAAGACTGGT